CATACCTGTACAACCAAGGAGTTAGTCATCCACTGCCTAGCGGCCAAGGCCATCATCGACAAGTACAGGTCAACAGCCACGCCTGTGGTGGACTTCTGGGCGCTTAACACTGAGCTTATCAACGAGTCGCTGTACAAGGGCAAGGAGTACAAGCACAAGTGTTTGACGTACCGCAGGGGGGAGATCGAGCTTCCATCAGGCATGAAGCTGTTGTATCCTGACCTCAACATCAGGCGCTTTAAAGATCCGGCTACAAATAAAGATCAAACAGAGTGGACATATGGCCCAGATCGTACTAAGATATATGCAGGTAAAATAACCAACAATGTCACGCAGGGCGTAGCGAGATGCGTGATGACTGATGGGATGGTGCGTACTGCAAAAAGATACTTTGTAGCGGGAACAGTGCATGACGAGCAGATCGTTGTGGTTCCTGATGCAGAGGTGCAAGAAGCTAAGACTTGGGTCTTGGCTCAAATGACCATGGAGCCGCCCTATATGCCGGGTATTCCATTGGCCGCTGACGGTGGTGCACACCGTCGTTATGGGTTAGCAAAAAACTAAGGAGAAGTATGAAGTTACCAACGCGTATGCGTGTAGGCAGGAAGTGGTACAGCGTGGAAGTGGTGGAAGCCATGCTCCACCGCCGAGATATGGGGCGCACGTTCTATCCAGAAAAGTGCATCCGGCTTGGCAAGACCAGCAACATCACTGGGCGCAAGTTCAGCAAAGACGAGCTGGCCGACACCTTCTGGCACGAAGTTACACACGCCATACTGGAGGACATGGGACAGTACGAGCTTAATAAAAACGAAGCGTTTGTCACCCAGTTCGCCAACCGATTAACAGTAGCAATCAAGACAGCGAAGTTCGAATGAAAAAACCAGCATGGTCACACAGCAGCCTAAAAGATTTTGAGGGCTGTCAACGCAGGTATCACGAGGTCAAGGTCTTAAAGAAGTACCCCTTCCAAGAGACTGAGGCCACGCGCTACGGCAATCAGGTACATAAGGCCATCGAAGACTACATCAGGGACAAGACGCCGATACCGCCTGAGTATGCGCAGTTCCAGCCTGTAGTGGACGCCATGCTGAGTAAACCCGGACGAGCCCTTGCTGAGTACGAGATGGCGCTGACGGCAGACTTAAAGCCTACCAACTGGAAGTCACCTGACGTATGGGTACGCGGTATTGCCGACATCCTGATCGTTGATGATGAGAACCTGACAGCGTGGGTGGGTGACTGGAAGACGGGCAACAACAGGTACCCCGACAGGGATCAGCTTGTGCTCATGTCGCTCATGGTCTTTGCTCACTTCCCACACATCCGCAAGGTTAACTCTGCGTTGCTGTTCATTGTCAAAAATGATATGGTCAAAATGCAGATGCAACGCGAACAAGCCGACGCCTTTTGGTGGAAGTATCGTGAGCGCACCGCCCGTCTCGAAGCCTGCTTTGAGCACGATGTATGGAACCCCAACCAAACCCCTCTATGCGGATGGTGTCAAGTCACCGGATGCGAATTCAACCCCAAGCACTAAGGAAGTTTATGTCTCTTTTACAACGCCATATTATTAACCACGCATTTCCAGACATGTGCCATGTCTGCGGCAAACCCCTACGCGCCTGCGACAGCGCAGTCGTGCACGATGGGTATGTTCGACTAAGCCAGCACGATATTTCTAGCGACGGAACAATCGGTCTACACATAGAGTGCGCTACGATTTTATCAATGCGACTTATTGCAGACGTAATGGAGCATAAAGGCGGCGAGCATGAGCATCGTGTAGTGTACAGTTTGAGCAAAGTTCGTAACGAAACTCAAAAGGAGTTCTAACCATGACACAGACCAACGGCAAGCGTGACTACAAACACGCATACAAACTGCAAAAGAAAACGGGTGAGACAGCCGATCAGATCGAGCGGCAGAAAGCCCGCAGAGAGTACGACAAGAAGGGTGTTGAGCGTGCAGGCAAAGACATCGACCACATCAAACCACTACGTGCGGGGGGTAAGTCAACAACAGGCAACACCCGCCTTCGAAGTAAGAGCGCCAACCAGAGCGACAACGGAAAATAATAGCTTGGAGAAGCAATGGAAATCGTAGAAAACAAAGCACTTATCTTACGCACAAGGAACCCGCACAAATACACAATCATACCCAAACACAAGATCGTCGAGCGCATGGATGGTGGCTACGATGTGGCGGTGTATTGGGGTCTTGATGAAGTGCGGGTACTGCGTAACCTAGGTGTCAAAGATGTACCTTCGCCTATCACTAGGCGCTACGAGTGGCCGGGACGTTACAAGCCCATGGCTCACCAGATCGAGACGGCAGCGTTCCTCACGCTGTACAGACGAGCCTTTGTGTTCTCTGAGCCGGGCACGGGCAAGACGCTGTCAGCTCTCTGGGCGGCTGACTACTTGATGAAGCTGGGTAAGGTGCGTAGGGTGCTTGTCCTGTGCCCCTTGTCGATCATGCACAGCGCATGGATGGGGGACATCAACAACAGCATCCTGCATCGCTCTGCCGTTATCGCGCACCATCCTCAAGCTAGTCGGCGCATTGAGATGATTCAGAAAGATTACGAAATTGTAATCACGAATTACGAAGGGTTAAACCTGATTGCGGATGAGGTGCGTAACGATGGCCGCTTTGATCTTGTGATTGTGGATGAGGCCAACGCCTACAAGACCGTTACAACGCGCAGATGGAAAGCCCTGAACTCTATCATCACACCGACAACGCACCTGTGGATGATGACGGGAACCCCTGCATCGCAGTCGCCTGTGGATGCGTATGGTCTGGCTAAGCTAGTCAACCCCGAAGGTGTGCCCAAGTTCTACACAGCATGGCGCGATCAGGTGATGAACAAGATAACGATGTTCAAGTGGGCGGCCAAAGCTGACGCTAAAGACAAGGTGTATGAAGCGTTACAACCCGCGATACGCTTCACAAAAGAAGCGTGTTTAGACCTACCCCCTGTTATCACCATGACGCGTGAGGTTGCCCTTACTCCACAACAGGCCAAGTACTACACCATGCTCAAAGACCGCATGCTGGTGCAGGCGGCAGGAGAGACCATCACGGCAGTTAACGCCGCCGCAGGCGTGAGCAAGCTCTTGCAGATCAGTTGCGGTGCGGCATACACCGACGACAAGGAAGTGGTTGAGTTTGATTCAGCGCCTCGCCTTGCGGTACTGGAGGAGATACTGGACGAGACATCACGCAAGGTCATCATCTTCGCGTTGTTCCGAAGCACCATCGACACCATCAGCACATACCTCACCAAGAAGGGCATCGTCAATGAGTGTATTCACGGAGACATCACGCCAAGCAAGCGCGGTATAACAATCAACCGTTTTCAAACAGAACCTGAGCCTCGTGTGTTAGTCATGCAGCCTGCGGCATCTGCCCACGGCATCACGCTGACCGCCGCCGATACTGTGGTGTTCTATGGCCCTTTGATGAGTGTTGAGCAATACATCCAGTGCTGTGCCCGTGCAGATCGTAAGGGACAGGATTCAGACAAAGTTACCGTGATTCATATTCAGGGTAGCCCGATCGAGAAGAAGATGTTTAAAGCGTTGGCAGGGAAAGTTAGCGATAACTCACTTCTGACCGACATGTTCGAAACTGAAATTAAATCTTAACAGGGGGTTGCAACGTGTAAAAATTTGTGTAAACTGTCCAACCTTAGACAAACAAAACAACAGGAGAAGTAATGGAAGAAGAAGCAATACCGCTTGATAAACTTGTAAAAATCTACCGCAAGTTACGCACGCGCTTGACCACGCTGACCCAAGAGTACGACACACAAGCTGAAGTACTCAAGGCACAACAGGACGAGGTCAAGAACGCAATCAAAGAGCAGATGAAGGCGATGGGCGTCACATCAGTTCGCACTACCGAGGGCACGGCAGTCATGTCCGTGAAGACTCGCTACTACACCCAAGATTGGGATTCGTTCAAGAAATTTATGATCGAGCACGAAGCCTTGGACTTGTTAGAAAAACGAATTGCCCAACTCAACATGGCGCAGTTCTTGGAAGAAAACCCCGGGGCCGTACCGCCCGGATTGAATTCAACATCTGAGTTCGACATCTCTGTACGCAAACCAACTTAACTGGAAAACAAAATGAGTAACATTGCTATGTTTAATCCCTCAAACGTTCCTGCTTTTGCAAAGAACGCTGAGCTGTCTGCAACCACACTGGCTCTGGCTGGTAACGTGAACGCCGGTGGCGGCATGAAGCGCGTCTCCATCAAGGGTGGTGTGTTCCGTCTGCTCTCAAGCGGCAAGGAGATTGCATCCATTGAAGACCGCCACTTGGACGTCATCATTGTCAAGGCCGCCCCCAAGGTCAGCCGTATTTACTACGCGGGTGGTTACGATAAGGACGCCGCCGCCTCTGCCCCTGACTGCACATCTGCCGATGGTGAGAAGCCCGATGCCGGTGTGAAGAACAAACAGGCGGCAAGCTGCACTATGTGCGCAAATAACATCGCTGGGTCTGGCAATGGTCAAAGCCGTGCCTGCCGCTATCAACAGCGCTTGGCTGTGGTGCTGGCCAATAACCCCGATGGTGACGTGTTGCAAGTGACATTGCCTGCGACATCCATCTTTGGTAAGGAAGAAGGC